CGCTGTCGGGCACGAGCGTCACCGTGGGCACGGTCGCCAACATGGATTCAGGGCCGATCAATGTGACGACAACCGCCGGGCATGTCCTGCAGATGCAGATCACCACAGCCGGCAGCGGATGCTCGACGAATGCCGCATCGTTCAACGGGTTGGTGCAGTACCAGTAGGCGGGGGACATGATCGAGGTCAAATACACGACGCAGGGAAGCGAGACGCTGGCCGAGTGTGCGTTGTCGTTTGCCTATTAAGTTGACCGATTTCCGCCATTCACGCTACTAACTACCACCGCCAGCGCAGGGAGATTGGGCCTTGACCGATCACAACTTTCAAACGCAGGTTATCGACTCGCTGGCCAGGCTGGAAACCAAGATGGATGCGCTGGTGGGCAAAGATGGTTCGGGGGGATCGCAGGGGCGTCTCGACGTGCGGGTAGCAGATCTGGAGCGTGACAAGTGGAAGAGGTCGGGAGCTATCGGCGTAGTCGGCGCGCTGTTTGGCGGGGCCTGCGAATTCATTGGCCACTACGTCTTTTCCGGCTTCCATCGGTAACCCGGCGGCACACAGGAGCGTCATCTATGCAGATCGGATCCGCAGGGCTCTCTCTGATCAAAGAGAGTGAAGGCTATCGCGAGCACGTCTACAAAGACGCGGCCGGTTTGCCGACGATCGGGTACGGCCACAAGCTGGCGGAGGGCGAGTCTTTCCCCTGCGGCATCAGCGAATCGGATGCCGAGAAGTTGCTGGTGCGCGATGTGGCCTGGGCTGAGCGCTCCGTCTCAAAGTATGTATGGGTTCCCCTGAATCAAAACCAGTTTGATGCGCTGGTGGACTTCACTTATAACCTCGGCGCCGGGACGCTGTTTCGTTCCACGCTCCTGATGCTGCTCAACGGCGGCAAATATGAGGCCGTTCCAGCGGAACTGCTCCGCTACAACCATTTCGGCCAGACAGTCTCTCCCGGGCTAACGCGCCGGCGTGAGGCGGAAGTCGCTCTTTGGAATGCGAATCCAGCATCGACGGAGATTGCATGAACGGCAAAGATATCAGTCCGGAGAAGCATCGGCAGATTTACGACCTTGGCCAGCGGACCCCACGGCTGTCCAATGTAGACGTTGGAAAAGCGCTTGGCCTCCATCGCTCCACCGTGTCACGATACCGCGCTGTGCCGCCGACGGAGGCTGTTGCCGATCCCCTGTCGCAATTCCGTCACCCGGCCACGGAAGACGATGCTGCGGACATCCGCACGCTTCTGAAGAAGGGCCCAAAGTCGGCGGAAGAGCTGGCCGACGCCCTCGACTGCAGCCCGAAGCGGGTCCGCGAACGCATCGCGCAACAGAAAGCCCGCGGCGGCCTGTTCATCGAGCACGTCGACGGCCGCTTCGACCTCGGCACTCCGGCACTGATCGAACCCGGCGCCCAGGCGGTGCACGGCGATCCAAAGGCGGAGTGGTCGCATATCTTCGGCTTCATCACCGACAATCACCTCTGCAACAAGCATTCCCGGCTCGACGTGCTGCGCGCCGGTTATGACCACTTCGAACGCGAGGGCATCACCACCGTCTACAACGCCGGCAACTGGATCGATGGCGAGCACCGCTTCAACAAAGGCGAACTGGTGACGGCCCCGGGCATGGACCGCCAGATCGAGTACCTGATCGACAAATACCCACAAAAGCGGGGAATCACCACATTCTATATCGCGGGCGACGATCACGAGGGCTGGTATCAGCAGCGCGAAGGCATCGAGATCGGCCGCTACGCGCAACTCAGCGCGGAAAAGGCCGGGCGGCAGGATCTCCGCTATCTCGGCTATGCCGAATGCGATGTGGCGCTCAAGTGCGGCTCCGGCGAATCGGTCATGCGCGTGGTGCATCCCGGCGGCGGCAGTGCGTATGCCATCAGCTATACCGACCAAAAGCTGGTGGAGAGCTACCAGGGCGGCGAGAAGCCACAAATTCTGCTGGTGGGCCACTACCACAAGTTCAATGTCGGCTATCCGCGAGAGGTCCATACCGTACAGGGTGGCTGCACCACCGACCAAAGCCTGTTCATGCGCAAGAAGCGGCTGCAGGCGCATGTTGGGTTCTCGGTCATCAAGATCCGGCAGCGGGAAGACGGCGCGGTCGACCGCTTCGCCGTCGAATGGTTCCCGTTCTACGATCGCGGCTACTACGAACACCGTTTCTGAGGGTTGGGCAATGGCAAAGCTGGCACCGATGCCGTCGACCGTCAAGGTCGGGCCGCACGTCTACCGCCTGGAACGCCGCCCGGCGCGCCAGATGGTCAGGATCGGCGGCGACCGGCTCAATGGATGCACGGATCCCGATGCTCTGCTGGTGACCGTCGTTGAACGGCTGCGCCGCTCCAAGGTTCAGGAGATTGCGCTGCACGAGTTTTTACACACGCTGCTTCCTGAGTTCAAGGCCGATGAAGAGATGGTGACGGCGCTGGCTCCGCGGTTGCTGCAACTACTCCAGGAGAATCCCGGCCTGGTGGCTTACCTGACGAATTAGAACTTTGCGGAGGATGCAGTGATTGTCAAGAACCGGCGCCGAGCGCCCGCGCGTGATTCGCAGATCGGCGGCGACCACTATCGCAAGCTGGCCATTCAACCGTGGGATGCCATGGAAGAGTGGATGACGGTTGAGCAATTCACCGGTTTTCTGCAGGGCAACATCATCAAGTACATTGTTCGTTTTCGCGAAAAAGGCGGCGTCGCGGACCTCCAGAAGGCTGAACACTATCTGACGAAGCTGATTGAAATCGAGACGGCCCGCGGCATTTGACACCATTTCGCGCTTCCGTGCTACGTTCCACCGCACCGACAACCCTCCGGTGAAGATTCGCGAGGGGGAAGGGTTCCGGTATCTGAATTCCTGCAGGTCCTCACGGCCGCAGCTAGCAGATGGAGCCTGCCCCCTCCGAATCGCAAAGGGGAATCATGGCCACGAATCCTTCCGCCGTCTCCAATATCGCCACCGTCGTCTCCGCCGCCGCCGCTGGCGCGACGTCGGGGCCAGCGTCCCTGATCTCCGCGATTGCCGAGCTCGCGAAGCCTCTGATTGATCTGATCCCCGATCCCCAAAAGAAGCTTGAGGCGCAGCAGCACGTTGCCGATCAGCAGTTCGCGCTCGCCCAGGCGCAGATCGCGCAGCAGGACACGATCATCCAGGCGACGTCAAGCAACGTGAAGAGTGACCCGCACATGAGCGGCCAGCGCGCCTACTTCTGCGGCGGCATCACGAGCATGCTGCTCTTCAACTACGCGATGACGCCGCTGCTCCACGCGCTGCTCAGGATCGATATCGCACCGCTGCCAATTCCGGCGAGCGTGCTTTCCATCTTCGCCGTCATCATGCTCGGCTTCGTCGGCATCCCGTCCGCGCTGGATATGGTCCAGGCGGTGGCCGGCATGCCGGGTGAGTCCCAGGTCAGCGTGCTCGGCGTGAAGGTCGGCAACAAAAGTTAACCGCGGCGAGGGGCCGCAGAAAAGAGGATGACTATGGCGCATTTTGCGCTCGTTTTGTATCTGGCGCTGGCGTTTCTGGCTGGCGTCGTGTTTGGCGCGAAGCTGAAGGCCGCTGCGGTGAAGCGCGCTGAGGAATTCTCCGCGTTCCTGAAGACCGAACTGAAACGCGCCGAGACGGATCTCGAAAATCTAAAGAGCAAAGTTGCCGCTCGCGCCAGTTCTGTCGTGAAGGATGCAACGAAGGATATTCCGAAGTAACCACGCATCGCGGTACGACTGCGCTATTACCTTTGCGTATTCGTACCGCGATTTGCACACATTATTTTCGCGCAAGGCCTTGACGCGCGTTGGATGCGGTGTATGTTTGTTCAGGTTGCACCGCATTTCACTGATTGGCCTGAGAGTTTTTCCGCTTAGACCTGGACAGAAATGCCGAGGGTGGTTGAAGAGGGTCACTCAACCATGGCACGGCGGGCGCATTTCGCGTAGCAAATAGCGAAGAGCGACCGAGAGACACAGAGGGCGACGCAGGGCGATGGAAGGAACGTCGATCAGCGATTAAATCCAATGCTGTCACGTTCATATCTCTCCATAGCTCTGGGTAGCTGAATTCAACGATACTCGTAAGGGTATCGGGGGTTCGAATCCCTCCCTCTCCGCCATGATTGATTCTTAAGGCGTTAAGCGCGCCTGCCTAAACTTCACAACCCCTCGGAAGCAGACCCGGTACTCATTGCCGGGAACGGAGGGGTCCGTGCAGGAAGCAAGAGAGTTTCACAGTCGCGCGCCTGGGCGGCGTTTCGGCTCGTCTCCACAATCTTTCGACTTCAACCTCATGCCCGGCCGCATCTCTGCCGGCGTGACCTCGCGGCGGTTCCGCTGGGACATCCTCGGCGTGTGGACCGCAGGCCTGGCGTTTTGCGCTCTGTTCTTCATCGGCGCCTACTACCTCGCTCAGTGGCTGGGGGTGCTGTGATGGCAAAGGCGCCCACGCCCAAAGAGAAAGTTCTGGTAATCCGCACGTCCGCGGCGGATGGCACGAGTTACAACAAGTTCAAATGGCCGGCCTTGGGCCCGGTGGAATGTCCGGACTGGGATCCAGCGCCGAAGTGCGGCAACGGCCTCCACGGTCTGGTGTGGGGCGATGGCGACTGGTCGTTCCTGTCAAACGCGACGATGGACGCCCTCTGGCAGGTGGTCGAGGTTGACGCAGACCTGATCGTCGCGATCGACAAAGACAAAGTGAAGTTTCCGAGGGGTGTCGTCGTATACAGCGGCGATATGGCCACAGCCGTCAAGATGGTCTTGGCAAACGAACAGCGGATTCTCGCGACCGTCGCTTCCATTTCAAAGGAAGCCCAAAAAAAATCGAAAGTTGGCGGGCGCCCGAAACAAACGGCGGCGTCCTCCGGCAACTCCAGCACGGCGGCGTCCTCCGGCGACTCCAGCACGGCGGCGTCCTCCGGCAACTCCAGCACGGCGGCGTCCTCCGGCGACTCCAGCAGGGCGGCGTCCTCCGGCGACTCCAGCAGGGCGGCGTCCTCCGGCGCCTCCAGCACGGCGGCGTCCTCCGGCGACTCCAGCACGGCGGCGTCCTCCGGCGACTACAGCAAGGCGGCGTCCTCCGGCAACTCCAGCAGGGCGGCGTCCTCCGGCGACTCCAGCACGGCGGCGTCCTCCGGCAACTACA